GGAGAAATGTGCTTGCCATTCTTTTGGCCTGCCGATGGTGTAGACTTGACCAGCCAGTCTGAAATTGCTTCTATAGGTGAAATGAAGTTTTGGACGGTTAACACTCTGCGCCATGCACTAGGTAAGACGACACCATGTCGTGTTACTGTTTATGCTTGGATGGAAGATGTCAAACTTGCAATTCCGACGCAATTTGATGTAGGTACATTTGCTCCGAATGCAGACGAATATGCAAAAGGTTCAATTTCACAACCTGCGTCTACTATTGCTAAGGTCGCTAAAATGGCATCTAATGTTCCTGGTATCGCTCCTTTCGCGAAAGCTACTGAAATAGGAGCGAATGGTGTTGCTGCGATGGCTAAACTCTTTGGATATTCCCGTCCTCCCATGTTGGAAGGGTCGCGGTACCGTCCTCAGGTCAAACTTGACATGGCAACTACCTCTGGTCTAGATGATGCATGTAAATTGTCCACTGACCCAAAACAGGAGACCACTTTGGATACAAGAGTTGTAGGATTATCGGGTGAAGATGAACTTACCATATCTTCTATTGCAGAAAGAGATTCATATCTTACGACTTTTTCCTGGACTTCCGCAGACAATAATGAACAATTGCTTTGGAATTGTGTTGTCGATCCATGTTTGTTCGCACAAAACAACATTACTGATAACACTCGCCTGTTCATGCCTGCTTGTTGTGTTGCTACTCTTCCTTTCGCCTACTGGAAAGGGACTATGAAGTTTCGATTTCAAGTTATTTCGAGCAAGTACCACAAAGGCAGAATTGCAGTTGCATGGGATCCTGTAGGAGTTGTCAATGGTAGTAGTTTTGATACAAATTCCAACTATCTTACCATGGTTGACATTTCTGACACTACTGACTTTACGGTTGAAGTTGGTTGGGGTCAGACTACAGCTTATCGTGAACACTGTCCCCTCAAGAAGGAAAATGCTGTTGGTGTTGCAGACACCTTTTACGGAACTACCCCTCTCAATTACACTTCGACGGGCAATCGTTTTGGAAACGGTGCCTTAGTTGTTCGTGTGATAAATGAGTTGGTACATCCTGATGAAGCAGCAGGAGACACTATAGAAGTGAATGTGTTTATTTCTGCTGGAGATGATTTTGAAGTTGCTGCCCCCACTGCAGAGTATATAACACATTTGACAACTAACTCTGTAACAACACCATTTTCCCCACAGTCAGAAC